GTTTTAAGCTGATTAAGCACCAGAAAAGTTGATTGTGTATTGGCAATCGGCACTGTCAGTTTTGACATTCCCTTAGCCAATATTCTAGCTTTAACGGCCATCGACGATTGCGGATTGAAATCTCCTTCCACGTCGGTGATAGCCGGAGTCAATGCTAGAGAATCCCAAATAAACAACATCTGGCTTTCGTTCGAGCCAAGAAGTTCCTCAATTGTTTCTAACACAAATTCTACACTTGAAGCCTGAACGTATAAGAACCGGTCTAAATCGATTCCCAAGCGAGTCAATAAGCTTGGATCTATGGCAGACTCAGAATCAAAATAAACGACGTCTATGCCCATTTTCTGGGCATTGGCGGCGATCTCTGCAGCCATCCAAGACTTTCCTGCTCCTTCAAGGCCAGCAATTTCTGTTATTTTACCAACAGGAATGCCAGCTTTCTTCCCTCTACAAACAACGCAGTCCAACCAAGTTGAGCCGGTTGGAATCCATTGTTTCACTTCAGTTGGATTATCTTCCCTCAGATCATGCGCAACCGATAATCCAGCTTTTCTGTTGATTAGGTTGCGCATGTCATCCATACTGAGCTTCCCTAGTTTTTTAGCTTTTCTTGCCATTTTCCCTCCGTGTGTTTGCGATGCTATTCATCGTATTCAATAATTTCGATCTCAAAAGTCAGATCTTCGCCGGCCAGCGGATGGTTGTGATCCAATACCACCGACTCTTTAGACTCAGAAATAATTTTTGCCATTAAAGGCTGTCCTGTGGGAGAGGTCCCCTGGACGGTTTCTCCAACTTTAAACTGAAAACCGGGAGGAAACGCGCTCTTTGGTGCCTCTTGAATAGCATCTGGAACAACATCTCCGTAAGCGTCAGAGGAAGATAAGGTGAAGGTCTTCACCTCGCCAAGACCCATTCCATGTACGGCCTTGTCGAACCCGCTAATAACTTGTCCGGACCCAACTTTGAACTCCAACGGAGTTCCTCTATTCTTCGAATTATCAAATTCTGTGCCATCAGTCAATGTGCCTTTATAATGGACCTTCACATTATGTCCCTCTTTAATCAAACTCATGTTTTTTCCTTATATGTGTGAGTGGGACACCTGTAAACCCGTGCCCCCCTGCGGTTCTTGGAATTAACCAAGGAATTCTGAGAAAGCCTCGTCGACAGAATTAACTTTGTCAGATTTTGTCTCGTACTTTTTTGTTTCAGTCGAGTTTTCCTCTGCTCCGTCATCTCCGAGCAAGAACTCATCAAGCATATTTTGAACCTGCTCGGGCGTCTTGCGCTCAAAAAGCGTAGTAAAGTCGGGTACTTGCTCAAGAAGAGCCTTTGTTTCCTTCTTGCTCTCAGCCAGAGCCGATGACCGCCGACGAGGTGTAATGCTCGTTTGCGGGAACTGTGCTCCTGGCGGCTTACCATACGTAATCACCAAGTCTGTACCTTCGTCCGTATCCGTGATATCACCATAATCCGGATTAAGTACAAGGTTTAAGAGTTCTTGATAAGCCATCTTACCAAAACCCCAGACTCGGACGCCTTGATCTTCTTCCCCGCGAACGAGAACTGGTGTGAAAAATCGTTGACGAGCCATAAGATTTTTAGCCATCTTGATGCTGTCTTCTGTGCCTTCGTTAAAAAGACTTCGGACAAAATTGTCCAACGGATCTTCCTCACCAAAATTCTTTTTGGGACTCAGGAACCCAGCTTGGTTGCCAAGGTTGTAGTGGAACCAATACTCCTTAAACGGATCGCCGTCCTCAGTGGGCACAATCCGAATTGTGGTTTCTCCGTCTTGCGGTCGCCAGAAACTGCTCTTCTCTTGTCCGCGGTTTTGCAAAGCACTAAGCTTCTCTTTCATTTTTTTCATATCAATAGCCATTTTTTTCTCCTTAAGATATAGTATGTCTAGCAAATTTTCCAGACATCTAATGTAGCTGCAAATATTATAGCAACATTGGTTTAATAGTCAAGAAATAATTTCATCTTGTATCAAAGAAGCGCTGGAAACTACATAAACGTAATCTTCGTCGTAATCAGTGGAATAGATACCAAAAGAGACTTGTACTTTTCCGCCTTCCATTCTAGACCGGGCGCGGTCTGTGATCCTCTTTAATAAATCACTCTGGCTTTGTAGTTTTTGTTTATTAATCATATAATGATATATTTTTTCTCGGGGATTCTGCAGGGTAAAGAACATTTCTTCTTCGCCAGTTTCCAAATTTCCCAGCCCAATCGTTGCTATGGCAGCCGGTGCGACGGGCTCGTCGTAAGTTTCTAATTCAGGCTCTATATTATTACAATAGTTTATCATGTGCAATGTTGATACAAGAAAATTATTAAGCTTCTCATAATACCCAATTATCGGTGCATCTTTGATAATCTGCCCGAGTCGCACGTTGTCTATGACGTACATCTTCTTAAAGACCGCCGAGCGTGCATATTGTTGTAGCACTTGAAAGACGGTGCGCTCTTGTTTCTTTTTTGGGCCAGACAAAAGGGACACATCAGGTCTCAAGTAAAGCACATAAAGGTCCCGCGAGTTTAGCTGTTCCATAACTCGTAAAGACGCGCCGGAAACCTCACTAGCTCCGCTTAATACAAAA